GACCGACGAGCGCTACGGCCAGTTCCGGAATGCTGGGTACGTGAACCTAGGACAGGGGTCACAAGTCACCGATTTGACGCCAAAAATGCCCCCGGAAGCGATCCCGATGCTGAAGTTTGTCATCGAGATCATCAACACGCTCGCGGGATTCCCCGACATCATGCGCGGCCAGGGCGAGGCTGGCGTGCGCGCAGGCGTGCACGCGTCGACCCTGCTCAAGACGGCGTCGCCGACTTTGCGCGATCGCGCGCTATTGGTCGAGCGCCAGTGCGCCAAGGCCGCCGCGAAGTGGCTGAAGGTGATGCAGGCCAAGGATCCGGAGCGGTACTGGACCGGCGGTGACTCGCTCGAAGAGATCGACAAGTTGTCGTTCTTGCTGACCGACATCCCGACCGATTGGACCGTGACGGTCGATAGCCATTCGTCGAGTCCGATCTTCTCGGATGAGAATGCGCAGCTGATCATGGTCAGTCAGCAGCGCGGCATCGTCACGCCCGAATACGTGATCGACCAGTTGCCGTTCCCGAACAAGGAAGCGGCCAAGGCTTCGCTCAAGGAAGCGGCTGAGAAGAAAGCTGCGATGATGCAGCAACTGGCGCAAGCCAACCCGGAAAAGGCGCAGGAAGCGCTGGAGAAGTCGCTGACCGGTGGCCGCTGATTACTGGCGGGGTCCGTTCGGCATCCCGCCCATCATTGGCGTCAGGATCGCAGGCCCCTGGTTGCGCGCGCGGAGCGACTGGTCGGTCTCGGCGCGCTTCATCACATCCTGCTGAATGTGGGCGCGATGGATGTGGTGCTCGACGTGGAGCAGCTTCGACTTCTCCATGTCCTCAAACATCACGGCTGTCGGCTGCGTGATCGCGTGCACGGTCTGTCCGAAGTCGTCGGTGACCTCGCGCGCTCCGGTGATCTGGATGCCGTGCGCCGTCGAGGGAATGGCGGCGAATACGGCGACCGCGGCCTTCGCCGGCGCCTCTTCGCGAAACATGAGAAGCCACGACGTGGAGCCGTAGAGCACCGATACGCTGTACATCAGGCGGAAACCTTCTGTGAGTCGTTGGTGGGCGTGCGCGCCCAAGCCTTGAACTCGGTTATGGGGAAACGAATGTATTTGCCGAAGCGGATGAACGGGGGAGTAGGCGTTTCGAAAGTCTTTTTCGAGCGGCGTTTTTTGCCGGCGTTGCGGACCCAGCGAAGCAAAGTGTCCTCGCTGAAGCCGACATAGTGCGCCGCTTCCGCAGCGTTCCAGTGCAACCGCTCTTTCACGTCGCCAGCCATCGCCGCGCGTTATAACGCAGCAAAACGTATCTTGCAACTGGGTAAATATTCCCGTCGCAGCAAATGCCGCCTAGCGCCCGGAAACCATTTCAGAAATTCTCCCGGGGCTGACCCAACATCTCACGACAGGAGCCAATCCGTGGCGAAGAAAGTGAAAAAGGGTTCGAAGAAGGGCAAGGGCAGCAAGTAGTCCATGCCTGACAACGCATCCCCAACCGCTGGTTCGCCGCAACAGGGTTCTCCCCAAAAGAGCGCTCCGTTTGGCTCGTCGCCCGCGACCGGCCCCACGCCGAATCAGGGTTACGAGGCGCAGGCGCTTCAGCAGTTGGGGGTCGCGGTCAAGCAGTTGGAGGCGATGGTGCCGTTGGTCGGCGCCGGATCCGAGCTCGGGATGGAGATTTTGAAGACCCTTCCGCGGCTCGCCAAGTTCAGCCCTCCCGGTGCGGTTACCCCGGCCGGCGAGAAGAATGCGATGGAAAACGCGCTGCTCAAGAACGCCCGGCAGACGAGCTTGCTGGAGCAGATCAAGGCGGCGCAGGCACAGGGTGGTGGGCAACCGGGCGCCGGTGGCGCTCCAGGCGGTGCACCGGGTGGCATGCCCGGCGGCGGCGCTCAACCGAGGATGATGTGATGGTCGATATCTTCAAGAACAACACCACGACGATCCCGAAGTCGGACCCGCAGATCGTGCGCGTCGACATGGAGCAGTCGGACATCGGCGGCCGCAAGTCGCACCTGCCGGGGCAATCCAAGTCGGACAAGCTCGGCATCTCGCACGTGCCGAATGCCGGCGGAACGAAGTGATCTGACCCATGCCTGAGATTTCAGAAGAAGACCTCCGCACCAACGTCGCGCTCCGCAATGCGATGGAGCAGATGATGTCCAATCCGGAGTCGCGCAAGCTGCTCCTGAAGGCCCGAAAGACCGCCGATCCGAAGGCGGTCATTCCGGAATTGGAAGCGGAGACATCCATCGACGCGCGCATCAGCGAACTGACCAAGACCGTCGGCACTTTCATCGATACGCAGACTGCGGCCCAGAAAAAGGCCGCGGACGATGCCGAACAGGCCAAGGTTCAGAGCAAGATCGACGCCGGTTTTGCCAAGCTCAAGGACGCCGGTGTCACCGCCGAGGGCATCGAAGGGGTCAGGAAGATCATGGAAGCCGAGGGCATCATCAGCCCGGAGGTCGCATGGTCCCACTTCGAGAAGCTACACCCGGCCCCGGCGCCTGTGACGCCGTCCGGCTACGGCGCCTTCAACTTCCTCGATCAGCCGTCCGATGGTAGCGAGGACATCAAGAAGCTCATCGAGAGTCGCGGCGAAAGCAACCAGGTTCTCGACAAGCTGGCGCATGAGGCGCTGGCTGAAATCCGCGGGCAACCGCGCCGCTAAGGAGTTAGGTAAATGCCCCTTCCTGGTATCGGCGTCGCCCCCGCCGCTGGTTCACTGTACACGGAACTTTCTGCAGTGACTCGGCGCGCTTTCGTCCCGAGGCTGTTTGTGCAGATCTACTACGCGAGCCCCTCGCTGTGGTACCTGACCGGCAACGCCCAGCGCGCCGCCGGTGGTCTCAACCAGATCACTGTCCCGATGCAGGGCCAGTCGATGGTCCAGGGCCAGTTCGTCGGCTACGGCGGCGGGTTCAACTCGCCGGTCGTGACCCCCGGAATTCAGAACGGCCAGTGGAATCTGGCCTACTGGGTGGTCCCGGTGCCGCTGCCTTTTGGCGAGACCGTGATCCAGGCGACCGATCGCGAGATCAGCCTGCTCAAGGCCCGCATGAACGACGTCTACGCTGTCACCCGGCAGAACATGGCGTCGTTGCTCTACTCCAATAACGGCGCGAGCCCGCTCTACCCCGACAGCTTCCAGAGCGCGTTCGACGACGGCACCAACTTCCCGACCTACGGCGGCATCTCGCGCACCGCGGCTGGCAACTCCGCCTTCCGCGGCCAATACATCAACGCGACGACGTTCAACACGGTGTTCGGCACCCTGTCGCCGGCTTCGGTCGGCTTCACCCGCGCCACCATGGCCACTCTGCTCGCGCGCGTCACCGACAATGCCGGCGGCGAGGCCCCGACTTACGTGGTCATGTCGCCCGGCGACTATGCCACCCTCAACCGCGACTTTATCGGCGTCGAGCAGCAGTTCGTCGACCCCGGCAAGTCCTATAGCATGGACACGGCGGCGCGCTCGTCGTTCCCGAACCTCAATGTCTCGGGCATCCCGATCTTCGCCGACCACTTCGTACCGGCCGGCAGCGTCTTCGGCGCCAACGTCAAGTACACGGCCATGTACATGTCGGAAGACGCCGCCTTCGACTTCAGCGGATTCTACTCGCTGGTGCCGCTTGGCCAGATCGGTCAGCAGGGCGTCGTCGTCCTCGGCTACAACGTAGTCAGTGCCAAGGCCAGTTCGGGCTTCTGGTGCTACGGCGTTGCTGGAGCCTCGTTCTAACAAGGAGTTCGTGAAACATGCCCGCTCCTCTTTCCGGTCCCGGCGTAGGGCTCCAGCTCCCGCAGGCGCTGTATCCTGCGGTGCTCAACAACGCCCCGTTCGGCAGCACCCAGACGGGTGCCAGCAACGACATCTGCCTGGCCCCCGGCGATCAGCTCCCGATCCCGGCCGGCAACTGGTACGTCAACGCGGGTTCGTACTGCGTCATCCAGTACCTGGACCCCGTCAGCAACACCTGGCGCATCGCCCCCGGCTGCGCGCGAGGTGATGGCAGCCTCACCTACGTCAAGAGTGACGGCTTCAACATGCGCGTCGCCAACCTGACCGGATGCCCGGTCGGTGGCGTGGTGGTTGCGCCCGGCAACGGCTCCTACGTGCAGGCGTCGACGACCATCGCGGTCACGGGTGGCGGCGGTTCGCAGTGGTCGCCGATCGTCGGCGGCCAGCTGGCGGTGCTCTCGGTCACGGCAGCGGGTGCCGGCTACGGCGCGCCACCGCTGGTGCTGATCCCGGCGCCGCGTGGCCCCGGCCAGAACGCCAACGGCGTCGGCGGCATCCAGGCCGCAGGCTATGCCGTCATCGCCAGCGGCACGGTCTCGGGTGTCTCGTTCACAAACCCGGGTGCCGGCTATTCTGGCACCATCACGGTGCCGCTGCTGCCGAACCCAACCGACCCGAACATCAATACTGGCATCACCATGGGCACGGTGACCTTCTCGGTCATCGCCTCGGGCTCGCTCACCGGCGTGCTCTGCACCCAGCCGGGTAATCCGCTGTCCAATCCGAACAGCATTACGTTGACGGTGTCCGGCGCCGGCGCCAACGGCACGGTTTCGCCGATCATGATGCAGACCGCTACCGCCATCTCGGTGGTGGGTTCGGCGACGATCGGTGGCGTGTCGAGTGCGCAGGTCTCGTCCACCGGCGGTTTCCCGCCGCAAGGTACGTTCACCAACTCTTCGCCCTACCTCTACCTGTGGGCGCAGCCGCGGCCGGTGCAGGGCATTCTCGCCGTGGGCGGCGTCGGCACCATCGCGGCTCAGGTTGGCACGATCTACGACAGCGGCCTGTTCTACGGCGCGCCGACGCCGATCCTGAATACGCTCAATACCGTTCAGGGCGTCGGTTCGGTCACCGGCACGGGCACGGTCACCTTCGTGATGGGCTCGCGCCCCGACATCGTCTCGATGCAGCCGGCGCCGTAATCGATGGCGACCTACAGTCTCGCAGCAACGGGAGCGCCGGCCGACAATCCGGCGCTCCCTCTCAGCCTCGACCCGGAGGACGCAGTGTCTCGCCCGGGTTCGCGACAGGCTGCGATGGCGCAGAACACGCCGTTCCTGGCGCGCGGTCCCGACGGTGCCGAGCGCTGGTACACCTACGACGCGGAGCGCACGATCCCCGGCGCATTGAACGTCCTGAAAGCTGTGTAATACTCGGGGGGCGCTGCCGGCGTCCTCTTGACCTTAGCCCGGCAGGAGGAGTTGACCTGCCGTGGCGTTGACGGAATATCAAAACCGCGTAACCCGGTTGCTGCAGTACCCCGCGGCGCCTACGCCGCTCTACGCCACCGCCGACATCACGACCTGGATCAACATGGCGCGCGCCCAGCTCGCCGGCGAGTCGCAGGCGATCCGTTATCTCGGCACCCTCTCGACCGTCATCGACCAGCGCAATTACAATTTCTCGGCGATCAACACCGGCGTGGCCGCGACCAACGGCATCCGTGGCGCGATCAACGTGCGGCAGCTGTTCTACACGATCGGCTCCGGTCTCCAGTTCGTCAACGCGAGGAACTGGGAGTGGTTCGTTCTCTACAACATGAACACGCCGGTGCCGGAGTCCGGGGTACCGCGCGAGTGGGCGCAATACGGCCAAGGCTCGTCTGGTGCCAGCACCCAGAGCGACGCGTCCGGCAGCATCTATCTCGACCCGCCGCCGGACCTCGTCTACCAGATCACGCTCGACTGCACCTGCTACCCGATCGACCTCGTCGACAACACGACCATCGAGGCGATCCCGTGGCCTTGGACCGACGCGGTCCCGTTCCTGGCCGCCTACTACGCGCTGCTGTCGTCGCAGACCAACGCGCGCACGGCGGACGCCGAGCGCATGTTCAACTATTACACGCTGTACGTGGAGCGGGCGCGCACGGCATCGAACCCGTCGGTCAACCGGTGGCTTTACCAACAGAGCCCTGATCCTACGATGCTCAATAAACTTGGCGTGAATCCCAAGGCTGGTGGGCAGCAATGAGCACGCTCAACACCTACCTGCAGCAGACCCAGCGCTTCCTCCGCGACGCGCGCCAGGATTTGTTGAACCCCGGCGACCTAGTCGATTACATTAACCGCGCGCGTCGTGAAGTGGCAATGCGGGCGATGTGTCTGCGCATTCTCACCCCGATCAGCGGTGCGGTGGTCTCGGCCACCGTGGTTGCCGCCGGCTCGGGCTATACGACCTCCACGGTCACGATCACAGACCCCGACTACCCAAGTGGGCTCCCGCCGGACCCGCAGGGTGAAACGGCGACAGCTTCCGCCATCATCCAGGGTGGCACGATCGCTGCGGTCGACATCACGTACGGCGGCGCCGGCTATTACCAGCCGACCGCGTCGGTGACTGGCGACGGCTCGGGCGCGTCGGTGACGTTGGAGATTCAGTCGGTCAATCAGCTGATCGCCGGGCAGGAGGTTTACAAGTTCTCCGACGTCAATCTCGAAGCCTTTCCCGGCGTCGAGAGCGTCTACATGATTCTCGGCGTCAGCATCCTGTTTTCGAACCTGCGCTACAGCCTCCCCTGCTACGACTTCTCGACCTACCAGGCCAAGATCCGCAACTACGCGCCCTATCAGTACCAGTACGTGCCGGCGGCATGCTCGCAGCATGGGCAGGGCACCGAGGGCTCGTTCTACGTCTACCCACTCCCAGGACAATCGTACCAGTACGAGCTCGACTGCTTCTGCCTTCCGTCCGATCTCACGACTAACCTGAGCGAGGAGGCGTTGCCCCGCCCGTGGAACGAGGCGGT